AGCATCTAACTCATCCCAAATTTCATTATTATATCTATTCATTAAATCACCATAAACTCTATCTCTAAAGTCTCTATCACCATAGGCTACAATTTCTCCTTGTGGGTTTCTCCATATCCAATCAAAGAATGATTCGCCTGTAGCTTCGTTTGTATAAGTTGTAGGCTCGTCTGTGTAGCCATATTCATAACCTAAGCTATACCAAACATTAAGGGGGTACTCAAAAGTATTACCTTCAGAATCAGTATATGTTTGAGATTCATTTAGCCAAATTTCTATTGGGTTATATCCATAGGCTTTTTGATGTGTTCTTGCTATTACTCCAGCACTTAAACTAAACTTCTTACCTATTGGTAATCTCAGTCTAGCTTCTGCTGATTGATATTCAAAATCTATATTACCTTGTTGTCTATGTTCTACTTTTACTATATGATACTTGCCTGTATGTCTAATAAAGTATCTTGAGTTTGTAAATGTTTCTCCTCTACGTCTTTCTTTTTCAAAGTGTATAAGGTATTCGAAGCCTTTTACTGCGCCTGTTGGTGAAGATAGACCTGTCATATTCTCTGTACCGTCTATGTAGTTTTGTTTTATTTCAAAGTCGTATCTCGCTAAACGTCTAAAACCTATCCCATATCTATAATCAAAAGGATGATAAACAGTTTCATCAACTACTTGTGGAACATCATATAAATCCTCTGGGTTAGTTCTTATAAAATAGTCTTTACGTTGTTGCTCATAAGGACTTTTAGCATCTCCTGCTACATACAAAGTACCATACTTAAACAACTCATTGTAAATAGTCTTAAAGAGATTTTTCTTTTCTTGACTTCTTACGCTGTTGCTTACGATAATTACGCACAATACGATTATTAATTTTCTCATTCTTACTCTTTTTTGTTAAACTTATAATCTTAACTATTAATATTCCACCTATTGTTGTGGCTAATAAATCTTTAGTGTCAAACTTGCCTCCTCTTGTGTAGTCGTATGTTTCTTTAAAAACACCACTTGCAAAAGCTAAACTTATGCCTGTGAGCTTAGGCTTGTCTAAATAATAGTCTCCTATTAAATATCCTGTTGACCCACTCATTCCTCCTGCTACAAAATGTAAGATTTTATCTTCGGCTATTTGCCCATACGATAAACTCACAAACAACAACAGTATATATTTCATTAAAACTTACTTTCTATTATTGTTTCTATTTTGTCGTTTATTTGCTGTATCGTATCCTCTGGCAGCTGTAAACTAATACCTGCTTCTATTCTATAAACTTCTTCACCGTTATAAAACAAAATAATACTAGGTATAAATTCTACTTTATGTTTGGCAAAAACATTACTCGACTTAGACATATATAATGTTTTAGTATCATACTGTCTAAAAGGTTTTAAACTTATCTCATTATCTTTTACAAACTCGGCACTATATTGAACTACCTCAATATTAGATTGAGCAAAACCTGCATAAGTCAGGAAAAAAGCAATTATTACACATCTCATCTTTGTTTACTAATTTCGTATAATCTTTCATCCATTTTTTCAAGAGATTCTTTAATTTCATTTACATCATCTTTGACTGTAGATAAATCAGAGTCTATTTTTTCAATGGTAGACCTAACTAATTTGTCTTTGTATTCAAACTCAATTTTTTGTACTTCAGGCTTAGGTTCTTCCATAGCTACTTGTATTTGAGCTTGTAAAGTAAAATACGTTCCTGCTAACATTACAGCTCCACCTATTATTATACCTATTGTTTTTAGGTCTAATTGTACATTTGTATCTTCACTTATTTTCATAGTTATTTCTTTTTAAACTTTTTAGATTTTACTTTTGGCTTTACTTCAGAGTATTTATTCCATCCATCTAACTCATCACCATCCCATTCAACTATAAGATTATTTCCGTCAATTACTATTCCGTGAGAGTGAGGTGTAGGTATGCTGTTATACATACCTAGTAGCTCTTCTCTGTTTTCAAATTTGTATTTCATTTCTTTGGTTTTTCTTTTTTATCTTCTTCAGCACTTTCATTTAAGATTTTTACAATCTCTTGTGCTTGTCCTAGATATGCAATAGGCAAACTTGCTATTACTTGGTTAACTCTTAAAATTTGTTCTTTTGTAATTTTCATTTTTATTTATTTACTTGTTAATATTAATCCATAAGTAAATTTAGTATAGTTTTTTATAAACTTGGTAATGCTAAAGCACTAATTCTATCAGCTTGAGTTTTTGTCAAACCATTTACAAATTTGTCCTTTTTCATTTTAAGTTGTATATGTCTTTCGTTTCTTGATAACTCGTCTTTTTGGTCATCAGTTCTATCTGATTCTGGAATTAATCTAACTCTTTCTACAATTCCTATAGAATCTAAAGTTGCAAAAATGTCTTGAGCTACTTGCTCGTCTGTGTATTCTTCCATTATTTATTTTTTAATTGTTGTATTTCTTGTTTTAATTCTTGTATTGCTTTTACAAGCACAGGCACTAATCTACCATAACTTGCTTCAAGTTTGTCTGGGTTTGATTTATATACTAATTGTGTGTATTCATCATCTACAGCATCTAACTCTTGTGCAATAAAACCTAAATCTTTTTTACCTTTTCTTGAGCCATCTCTTGTATTCCAATCAAACGTAACAGGGTTTAACTGTTCTATAAAATCTAAGCCGTATGTAGATTCTTGTATGTTTGTTTTATCTCTTTTGTCAGATAAAGCACTTATTGTTTGTGTAGCGCATCTTAAAGTATCTACATTAGCATCACCTAAAGTTATTTCGTCTGCTGCTCCTGCTGCTGACGGCTCGGCATTATAACCGATTACAGCACAATTAGTAGCTGTAGTCATACTGCTTCCTGCTTCACTTCCTATAACAGTATTTTCATCTCCTGTAGTTATAGCCATAGCTGATTGATAACCAACTGATGTATTGTTAGTACCACCGTCTTGTACAAAAAGCGCTTTATATCCTACAGCAACATTAGCACCTGATGTATCTTCAGTTCCTAATGCAAGATGCCCAATAGCAACGCTATAACTACCTGTTGTAAGTGCATCACCTGCTTGACCACCTAATATAGTATTTGAAACACCTGTTGTAACATTTGTTCCAGCATCATAACCTACTGCTGTATTATAATTACTAGCATCGTTGTTTTGATATCTTAATGCTCCGTGCCCTATAGCTACACTTCTATCACCTGTATCTTCTGTAGTTAAAGCGTTATAACCTATTGCTATATTTTTTTCACCAGTAGTCAACGCGCTACCTGCTAATCCTCCTATAATAGTATTTTTAACACCTGTTGTAACAGATTTACCTGTTTCAAAACCAATCGCTACATTAAACGCATTAGTACCTGCGTTTTGTGCAAATAAAGCATCTTGCCCAATAGCTATATTTCTACCATCACCATCTTCACTAGATAAAGCTCTATAACCTATTGCAATATTATTAGAACCAGTAGTAAGTGCATCACCTGCTAAAGCCCCAATCAAAGTATTTTGAATACCTGTTGTAATATCATTTCCCGCTTCATATCCCACAGCCACGTTGTAGTTATCACTATCGTTATTTGCGTTTGCAAGTGCACCAAACCCAATAGCAACAACTCTACTACCTGTATCTTCAGTAGTCAAAGCGTAAGTTCCAATAGCAACGTTAAATTGACCTGTGGTTAAATTATCACCTGAAAGACCTCCTATCAAAGTATTTTGTACACCTGTTGTAATATCATTACCAGCGTTATAACCAACAGCAACGTTATAAGCATCAGCACCAGCATTTTGTGCTTGTAAAGTACCAGCACCCACAGCGGTATTGTATCCGTTACCATCTTCACTTATTAAAGAGTTATAACCAACAGACGTATTCCAACTACCAGATGTTAAAGCAATACCTGATTGAGAACCTACTAGTGTATTAGCAACACCTGTTGTCATATTTTTACCCGCTTCAAAACCAACAGCTGTATCATTACCATTACCACCAGCATCTAAAGTGTTTAAAGCTTCAGTACCAATTGCTGTATTTTTACCACCAGTATCTTCAGAACCTAAGGCTCCATAACCCATAGCCACGTTGTTAGTACCAGTAGTTAAAGCATCACCCGCTAAACCACCAAGAATTGTGTTTTGAGTACCTGTTGTTATTTGCGCACCTGCTTCATAGCCGACACCTACATTATAAGCACTTCCATCATAATTTAAATTTTCTAAAGCACCTTTACCTATTGCTACGTTTCTATCTCCTGTATCTTCAGCACTTAAAGCGTTATGACCTATGGCTACATTCATTTCACCTGACGTTATAGCATCACCTGCATTGTCTCCTATTAAGATGTTAAAATTACCATCATTAATAGCCATTCTTCCTGTAACATCTACTCCACTACTTGTAGTTCCAAATTTTAAATTGTTATTATGGTATAAGAAAGAGCCACCTCCTGCTGTAAACTGAGCCATAGCAGAACTACCATCAGATTTTTGTATATAGACAGTATCACTTGCTCTGACATATAAACTACCTGTACCTGTTTCATCAATATAAGAATTAGTTCCATTATGATATATTTGTAAATCTTGAGATGCTCCGAATTTTAATTTAGCAGTATCATTACCAATCAATACATCTTTAGAAATTAATATTGATGATATTAAACCCCATAGTTTAAAATATTCAGTTACTCCACCACTACCATCATCAGACTGAAAGATAATATCTTTGTCGTCAGCAAAATTAGTTATTTTTAAATCACCAGTATAGTTTCTAATTAAACTGTCAGTAGCATCGTGGCTTAACTGTAAATCTCCACCTGCCCCAAATGTCATATTTATATTATCAGGTATTTTTATTCTTGTATCACTACCATCTAAAGTTAAATATGCAGTAACTCCTCCACTTCCATCGTCTGATTGGAATATAATATCTTTATCATCAGCGCTGTTCCTTATGTATAAATCACCTGTAAAATTATCAAAATAAGTGTTTGTTGCATCGTGAAAAATTCGTGCATCACCACCTGTACCAAAACGAGCTTCTATACTATCTTCAAATCTTATATGTTTACTTGCTACACTAAAAGCCAAACCACCATCTAATCTAAAATATTCAGCTTCACCACCACTACCATCATCACATCTAAAAAGAATATCTTTATCAGCAGCTCCATTTTGTATATATAAATCACCTGTTCCATTAATTATCAAACTATCTGTTGCGTTGTGATATATTTGTAAATCAGCACTTGTACCAAACTTAGCTTTTACATTGTCAGGGTGTAGTGTATCTAATTGAAAGTTGGTATTTGTATCATCACCATTTAGAAAGAAATATGTAGTATTACTGCCTGAGCCATCATCTGTTTGAAAGTATATATCTTTATCGTCTGAGTTATTTCTTATATATAAATCACCTGTATCGTTTTCTAAATAAGAATTTGTGCCATTATGGAATATATTAAAATCACCGCTATTACCAAATTGTGCTTTAGCACTATCAACCCACCTTGCATTTAGTTGGAAATTAGTGTGGCTATTACTACCATCTAAAAAGAAATATGTAGTAGTACCACCAGAACCATCATCAGACTTAAATATTATATCTCCATCATCTTTAAGTTGTTCTATATAAAAATCTCCTGTACTGTTAGACATATAAGAATTAGTTCCATTATGATATATTTGTAAATCTGCACCTGACCCTACTTGCAGTTGAATATTATCATCTAACCTTACATTTTTATAAAACCTATTTAAAGTTACGCTACCATCTAATCTAAAATATTCAGTAGGCGTACCACTACCATTATCAGCAAGAAACGATATATCTCCATCAACTACTGAGCTTTGTATTTTTAAGATGCCTGTTTGATTCTCTATAAATGAATCTGTACCGTTATGATATAGTTTTAAGTCGCCTCCTGTTCCTACTTGTACTTGTATGTTATCTTGTAAAAGTAAGTTACCTGTCATAGTACCACCTGAGGTAGGTAAGAAACCACTACCTATAAGATTGCTAGGTGATATTCTAACATTATCTGACCCATTAAAACCAACGACAAACGCAACATTAGAACTGTCGGTCTGTAACGTAAACTCTGAAAACTTCTTATCTGACATATCTACTTAGTTTCTTTTATATATTCTACTTTTATGTTTTGTGTATTATTAGTATACCAATTCATATCTAAATACTTTTTAAGTTTTACTATATTTTTATTTTTTGGTTTGTATCTCACAGAACCCAACTGTTAAATAAACCATCACTATCTGGGTAAACATCACCGCCTGTATTTTGATTATACTCAGGAAACAAATTACTATTATTTTCTATGTAATCTAAAAACCTTTGTGTATAATATTCTGCTGTGTTTCTTGCTTTACCTACTAGATAATCTACTTCTTCTTTTGCAACGCTTTCTGCGTTTTCTGAATTACCTTTAAATATACCTCCGTTTTTTATTTGATAAGCTGCATAAGGTATATACTCAGCTTGTGCATACCAAATTAACATAGGCTGTACATAGTCGTTTACTAAGGTTTCATAGTTTCCTGAAAGACCAGAACCTGCAATATCAGAACCAATTTTATCATATAATTTAGTTCCTAGATAGTTTCTTATTTCCGTTTGTTGCGCTACTTTGATAAATTGTATAAACTTATCAGTATCTACATTACCATCAATGATACTATTCTTAACTAAATCTGTTCTCGATATAAATAAAACTGTTGCCATAATTAATTTTCAAATCCTATTTTATTCCAATACGCTGCCGTATAGCCTTTATACGTCATATTTCTAGGAGCTATAGATACCTTATTTGGATTAGCTTCTGGTCTAAAACCCTCAGTTCTAGCTTTTGTTGTACTTATTGTATTTCCCAAACTTCTCTCTCCATCTTTTCTTGCATATATTTTTCTAGTCCATCTATGCGAACATCTCGCACCACCTTTATATAACCAAATAGAGTAAGTATTTGTACCGTCTTTTCCAAATCCTGGATTTACTTCAACATTTTCCATAGCAATAATATCTTCTTTACGATATATTTTTTTAGCACTCATCATTTTAACACAAAATTCTCTTGAGCTTGTTGTAGAATCAGTAGGATAACCATCTTTATAAGCTGTGTACATATACCTAACTAAATACGTAATATCTTCTTTACCTTTTTTCTTGCTTTTGCCATCTTGCTCACTTTTTCTTGTTTTATTTGCTCTACCTGTAGATGTTAACTTAACTTCGTTGTTTAATTCGTCTATTTTTTTATCAAGTTCATCTTCTAAGTCATAATCAACATCCATTTCATCAATTAAGTCAAACTCTTCTAATAAATCTTCTTCATTTTGACCTAAATCAATAAACTTATCTAATTCTGATAAATTTTGTATTTCAGAATGGTCTTTACAAGGCATATACCAAGTCATATCATCTTCTTCGTGTACGTGATAACCTTCACAACCTATTTCTTTAGCTTTTTCTATTGCTTCCTCTTTAGTAGAATAAACATCTTGACCGTCAATCTTTTTTAACTTCACTCCTGTCTCTTCTTCCTTAGTTTCTTCGTCCTCTACGTTCTCTAAGTCAGTAAATTCAAGCGGCTGAAGCGTTTTAAAGTACAAATGCAGCGAGATATCGTTATAAGCTAGTATTTGGTCAAACGCATCGATTAAAAGCCCTTGAAAGCCCTTAATTACAAGATTGTCAAATAATATAGATGCTGTTTTTAACTCATCTGCATTATTTCCAAGACCTGTACTGTCTTTTATACCAAATAGCATAGGACTTACAACCCTATGAGCCACCATAATCTTTTTAGAACTCTCATCACTTAAAAATTGGTATTGTTGATGTGCATCACTCAACTGTACAGGCTCAATACTAGCAGCAGTATCAGGATTGTCATTAAAAGCTAAGATAAACTTCCCAGCATTAGAACTACCTGAAAACTTTTCGTAGATTCTTCTTTCTATCATTTCTCTTTGCTCAGGGTCTGGCGTACCATTATTAAAATTAATTAACATACTAGGAGCTAGACCGTTTAAAATGTTGTTTAGGTGATAATTAGATATTTCTTCTTCTAATTCAGCGTATTGTGTACCCCCTTGATAATCTACAGGACTATAATATTTAAAACCTGCCCTGTATGGCTTAATATAAAGTATCTCTAAGGCTTCTTTAGACGTTCCGAATGCTGGAATACGTTTTAACTCATTTCCTCGCTTATACTTGCTCCAATCACTAAAATAATAATATGCATTTATATCTCCTTTTTCATCACATTTCTCAGCTCGTATAGTTTCTATGGGTATGTGTTCAATTTGTACAATCTTAGTTCTGTTTTTAGAGTAAATAATTTGTATTGCACATTGACCCATTAATTTTAAATCATAACATAACTTTCTAGTACAATCTTTGGTAAACAAGCTCATCATTTGAGCATACTCATTAGGTTTTTTATTTGAATTGGTCGCATCTAAGCCTTTACCGTAAATCATCTCACTAACACCATTTATAATAGCGTTATTAGTAGGACTTCCGTTGTATCTGTCTATTAAGTATTGAAAGTAGTTGTTATCTTCTCCGTATTCAATAAAGTCTTTACCTCTCACTTCTTTTACAGCTGGTGATGTATAAGTAGAAAGATTTACAATACTTAAATCTGACTTTGAGCCTTTAGTAAACTGCCCTAATTTATTTCTTGTTCTATTTTTCATATAATTAAGTAATCATTATCATATTGGTCGTTTCCTGTAGGAGTAGTGTATTCTCCACTGTTAACTGTATATGGTAATGTTTGGTCTGTACAAAATATTTTGTCTTTATAAATTACACTTGCTCCCTCTTTAACAGTCATATCATAAAATCTACCCTCTACTAATACAGGACTTAATGCCTTGGATATTACTAGATAGTTTTTGTCTGTTGAGGTGCTTATGCTTCCGTATGTTGTTGAGGTATTTGTAGAATCGTCTCTTAGTATCATACTAACTGTACTAGCATAACTTCTAGGAATTATTTTTAGAGTTTGTGCTGAAGCAGATGTAGTTAAATGTTTCATACTTATATAACGCACTATCTTTAAATTTTGTACATAAAAAAAGAGGAGTTAAAAAACTCCCCTTTCAAAAACTAAACTAATTTACATTATGAAAACTCTACAAGTTCAAATATACAAAATTAATTTTAATTAGGTGTTATCTGGCTACCTTCAGTTGCACCATCCATTACAGATTTTTGTACAAATAATGGTGGGTCAGTTTCCTGCGATACAAATGTTAGTGAATAACCACTCATATCACCCATAGCAGCACCACTACTAAAAGTTCCTGTTGTAAGCTCACATCCGTGGTCTTGTCCTAATAAAAAGAAATTACCATTATAATCTGCTACAATGATTTGTGGTCTTGCAACTGCTAATAATTTAATTTCTTCTGATGTTTGTTTTTCTTGGAATGTTAAGTTCATTACTAAACTTGATTCGTAGAAAGTAGTTCCGTTTTCTCTTGATGAGGTTACAGTAGTATCAAGTGTCGATGTTCCTTTAATGTCAAACTTCATAAGCGTTGGACTTCCACCAAACCCAGAAACTTCTCCTCCAGATGCAGTTAAAGCTCCAAGACCACCAAAGTCAACAAAGTAAACAGCCTTTAAGCCACCAACTCCTGTTTTACAAGGTAAACCTCTTCCTTTTGTTAATATACAAGCCATATTCTTTTATTTTATTAAAAAAGGGGTGGGTAGAAAAACCACCTACCCCTTATTTGTTAGTTAATTTATTTTATTATGAGTAAAGAACAATATCAGCTCCTACACCAATCTGAACTCCAGCTGTATATCTCATAACTACTCTTACGTTTTGAGACCCATCAATATCAGCCATATCAATAACTTTTACTTCGTTTCTGTCATTTAATAGACCTGTTCCGAAATATAAGTTAGATTTTCTAGCTGCAACTGCATTGTTAGTCTGTAGACCTGGTGTTACAAACATTGGAATACCTTGAAAGTTCATTTCTGTTGTTCCTGCATTATATAAATTAGCATAACCTAAAGTAGCTTGTGCTTGAATATAACACTTAGCAAATGTTGTTGAAACATATAATACTAAATCATCACTTCCATAAACAGCTGCTGGAATTGCATCTATAATTTTAGTAAGCTCTGCAATAACATTAGCAGCAGTAACAGATTGTCCTGTTACATCTACTACAGTTCCATCTGCTTGCATAATAGTTTTAAAACCATCAAAGTTACCTTCTGCTGCTGCACCACCCCAGATAGAGTTTTCAGTTGCTTGTGCAACCTCTGCTGCTACTCTAGCGATAACAAAGTCAGAAAATAATGGAGGTAAATTATCGAAAGCACTAAAGCCCATTTGAGCAGCTTCCCAATCAGAATGTAATTCTTTCTTACAAATCTGAAGGTTAACTTGCAATTCAGTTGGAGTTAATACTTTTTCAGTAAGAGTAAGACCTGATGTCGTTGAATCGAAATCACAATCTGCACTTCTTACTAAGTTTGAAAATGCTCCTACTTTCATAGCAGCTTTGTACTTAATGTTAGGTAAAATAGTTACAGCAGCTTCATCAAGAGTTTTAGCTGCGAATAAACTAGCTGCTAAATATTTCCCTGCAAATTCACCTGCATAACTACTTCCTGTAATTGTTGGATTTGGCATTTTATTTAATTTTAATTGTTACTTAATTTTTTCATTATCTTATCTAAAGTAGTTTCTTTTCTATTTTGTCCGAACTTTACTTTAAATTTCTCTTGAACTTCAGGATTGTGATTAATTGGCTCAGTTGCTGGAGTTTCGCTAAGTTCTTGTTTAACTTGCTCCTCTACCTCAGCCATTTCTTCTTTTACTTCCTTAAGTTCGTTTATCATACCTTTGATTTCTTCAACGGCTGATTCAAATTCTTCCTTAGATACATATTCAGCTTCTACTTCTTCTTCTTCTTCAGCAGGAGCTTCTTCTTCTACTTCCTCTTCTGCTTTGATTTCTTGAATTATTCCTTCTTCCTCTACAACAAGTGTTTTACCTTCTTCTGTAAGATACTCACCTACAGGTAAAGCAATTTTATCATCTTCTGTAAGAATAAAGATTTCGTTTCCTGCTTCAAAAGCCTCAGCTTCTAATACTGTACCGTTTTCTAGCTTTAATTGTGCTAGTTCTAATACTTCTTTAGGAGTTTCTTCTAATTGAGTTTCTTCTTGCTCAACTTTATCCTCTCCTAAGAAAGTTTTGATTTTGTTTAAGATTTCTGTTGATTTCATATTACTATAACGTGTTTAAATTTATATTTGCATTTTTATATTTTACCAATGCCCTGATTTATTATATTTCCCTTACAGCACTTTACTGAATAGGTTTCATCTTTACATAAACAACCTCTACGCCCTCCTTTTGGACTTGTCTTACTTGGTGTTTCAAATTTTTTCATCTGCCTTGTCCTCTATATTTTTTTTTATATCCTGTTTGTCCTACACTTGCATTTTTGCTATGTGAATGAGATTTTCTTTTAGGCTTTATATAAGTGCTAATTATTTTTCTTGCCATCTAATTCTTTAAGTTTAGATTCTGACCATCTAAGAGCTGCTTTACCACCCCAAAGTAAATATGAAATAGTTCCACACGCTTTAGAATCTCCCTCATCATAATATTCTTCTGCTCTACTTAAATAAGAATACATTCTTTTTATTGTTTCCTTAGAAATAGCTTTTCCTTGTGCAAGTTGTTTAGCTCGTATCTTACCTACTTGCGTAGCACACTTATTATTAACCTTCTCGTTTAATTCTATGCCTCTTTTAGCGTTGTTCTTTACGCCAGAAGGGTAATCGCTATATGTTTCTAGTTCTCGTCTCTTACCACCCTTTAAACGCTTATCCTCTTTTACTATAGAACGTATTACCGATAACATTTCTTCTGCTTCTTCCTCTTCAAAGTCGTTTATAGGCTCTTTTGGTCTTTCCATCTTATCAGCAAAGTAACCTTCTATACTAAAGCCTTTAACTTTACCTGTTTTGACATAATTATTCCAGATTTCATCGTTGTTTACCTTAACTGCACCCATCCAAGTACCAATAGGTAGATTAAGTCCATATTTTGCTGATTTATCGTGTACTTTATCTTCTACTAACCAAGATTCTACTAATGTTAGTCCGTTTATCGTATGTTGGTGTTCTAAAGTAGCTTTTGATTGATTACCATTCATTAAATAAAGCTGTGATGCTTTTTCTACTGTATCTTTTGAAAAATATATGTAATATTCTTCTTCTCCTTTTCTACGATAAATAGGTTTGTTAGGAACAAGTAAAGCACCCATAAGAATACGCTTTTCTTTATTAACCTCAGCAAGTTTAATTTCCTCGCTTTTAAGTGCTATAAAATCTTCTTCGATTGCAGGGTTTTCTACTACTGAAATAGCTTCGATTCCTGTTAGTTCATCATCTCCTAAGATAAGTTCTACAATTCTCATATTATAATAACGTTTTAATTTATTTTTTTGTTTATCCTATACTTGCACTCTGTACAATATTTCTATCCAATTGTTGAGCTGTTGATACTTCACTGCTAACGACAAACGCTCTAACAGGTTGTTGTCCTCCTCCTAATACATCTGCTAATTGATTTACTCCACTTGCTCCAACTGTTGAAAATGATGGAGGTTGTGATGCGGCTGCTGGTGCAGTTGATATTTGTGGTGTTTCAATATTTACACTGCCTCCACTTGATGCACCTGCCATAGATGCTGCTTTTTTTGTCTTACCTACTGCTTGTTTAACTGCTGATATAATTCCTATAGCTTGTGCAGCATAAGCAATCAAAAGTGGTATGTTTTGTGGAAAACCTATTTTAGATGTTTCAGCAGCTCCTTGTGCAACAGCACTACCTGACTTTGCCCCATCAATAGTTGCTTCTACTGATGCTTGTTGTGCTTTAACTAAAGTTTTTCTAATTTCCATTATGTTTTCTTTAGCAGCTAATATAGTTTTAGCTACCAACATAGCTTTACCTAATCTACTTTCTTCTCCTGCTAGTCTAATAGCAGTGTTAAAAGTGTTTTCTCTTGCAGCAATTTTTTGTGCTTCTATTTCTTGTAAATGAGCTAGTTTTTTTTCTTCATCTGCTTTTATCTTGTCATCTATTTCTTTTTGTTTCTTAGCATCTGCCTCATCAAACCCAGCTTGTTTTTCTTCTTTAGCAAGTCTAAGAGCATCTTCTAACTCAGTAGTAGCAATATCATTTTCTATTGCTTTATCTATTAATGCTTGATAATGTTCTTCTATTTTTAATAATTCTAAAGCTCTTTTATCTTCTTCTGAAACTGCTTCTGCATCTCTTAATTGTTTTTTAAAGTTTGCTAATTCTAGCTCTTCTGCTTTTTCAAGTGCTTTAGCTTCTCTTATGTTCGTAACAAGTTCAGCGTTAAGAGTTTTTTGTTTCTTTAATCTACTAGCTTCTAGCTCAATCAATCTAGCTTTTAACTGCGCCTCTTCGTCTAAATCTTCTTTGGTTGATTTTGATAATTTGTTTTCTGCACTTTTTGCTTCAAATCTTAATTTAGCAGCAGCTATTTCTTTAAGTGTTATTTCTTCTTCAACTCTACCAGCTTCTTTTAAAAACTCTATTCTTTCTGCTGATGTAAAGTTTTCTCTTTGTGCTGCCTTTTCTCTAAGCTCATTATATTTTCTTGTCGCCTCAGCTCTCTCTACAATTAAACCTCTTTCAACTTTATCTGCCTTAGCCCTTTTATCTGCTAGCTCACCTGCAACTTCTAACTCTTTTCTGGTTTCCTCTCCAAAGTTTTTAACTCCTTCTGTAACATCTTTTAGAGCATCTTTTGCAGCACCAAAGTCTCCTTTAAATACATTAAATATTACACTTCCAAAATCACTAAAAATATCAATAAGGTTATTTGTAACAACACTTATTTGTGTCATAATTTTTGCAAACCTATTTTGACCCTCCTCTGAGCTTTTAAACATTGTAATCAAAGAGCCTAAAGCTACAACTAAAGCACCAATACCTGTTGATATAATTGCAACCCTTAAACCTTTAAAACCTTTTATAGCAGATTTAACTCCACTAGTTAGGTTTTTAAATTTAGTAACAGCACCACCTGTAACTTTATCAAGCACTCCACCCATTTGATTTTGAGTGTCTGCTGCTTTCTCTACTTGCTTTTCATACTTTCCAACCTTAGTTTCTAACTTGGTGTATTCTTTTTGCATTTCATCCAAGTTCTTAACAGCCTCTTTATATCTAAGCTCAAAATCTATGTAAACCTTTTTACTCATTTTTATTTATTTTTGAACGTATGCAATTCGTCTCTTAGTTGTTTATAACCCTCTTTAAATGTCTCAGGCATTTTATATCTACCTTTAGCTATTTTTATGTTTTCCGTTTCGCCTTTAGCATAAGGCAGTAAGTCTAATATATTTCTTATCACGTTAGTACACTATTTGTATATGTTACTGTTTTTACTATTAGGTCTAAATCTGATTTGCCTGTTGTTAAATCTATTTTAATACTATTTATATAATATTCTTGACCTTCTATTAATATAACGTCATTTACTCTATAATTTAAAATAAAACTTACAGGCAATCTAGCTGATACTTTTATAATCCTGGCATTCTGGTTAAATGTTTGTAAAATATAGTTTTGGTAGAATCTACTAAACAAACTATTTGTATTTACAGATTTATTAAATTCATCATATTCAGCACCAAAATTTAAAGAGTGATTTCCATCTGCTGAAACACTAGAAGGTGCATTATAAGCTGTAATGTTTAGTCCTGTAACTGTATTACTACTTGAATCAATAACTCTATTAAAAAATATAAATGGTTTACCTAATGTAGTTTCTCCTTTGTCATCTACCCACCATCCTAATATGTTGTTTGTATTTACACCAGAACTATTTTGAAGATTTATTAAAACACTTCTCTCAAAAGGTAATTGTAAATTAAATGCTTGACCGTCATACTTTTCTGGAGCAGAATATTCTAAATCTCCAAATGCTTGAGCAAACTGATTGAGAAATCTAAGACTTGTTTGAGTTACAGGTTTAGAATAATTAAAGTTTACTTGATTGTATGGTATTGGTCTGTCTATTGTACTTTGTGAAACATCTATGTATTTTGTTATGTCTCTTGTTACTCCCTCGTACATAAAATCGTCAAAAGTTTCTACATAAATTGTGCTATCACCTAATCTTTTGTAAGCAACTAAATTAAACATCTTAAACAAGCCACTAAGAAAATCTATTACTTTCATTTTAGGTAAGTAGTCTTGTATAAATATATTGTCGTTTAATACTTTGTTTGTTGCTGTGTAGTTGTGAGCTGTAGATTCATTTTTAGTAATTAGCATTGTAACACTTGAAAAAGTTTCTTGTGTTTGACAATTGATTCTAAACTCTACATCATAAGTTCTTGAATCTAAATTACCACTCGTTAAGTTCATTAATGGTATTGATAGATTTACGCCACTTTGAAAAGTTATATCTTCTTTAAAAAACAATAGCTCATTAGTGCTTTTGTCTTTTACTATAATCTCTCCTGTTGTAGCGTTAGCACTTGGCGTAAGTGCAACTCTTATACTGTAGCTATCTGGGTCAGTTACAACTAACTTACCTCCTGTCAATACATCTCCACTACCAGAACTATAAGAAAAGTCAGCTAAAGTAAACTTAATACTTCTTGTGCCTGTATCTACCCCAAATGTTTTTGTAGTGGTTTCTGGTGAGGTTATAGGTGTCTTTTCTCTATGCAACCATAAATAAAGCTCATCAAACATATCACTACCAAAGAATGTTTTAATATCACTTGTTGCATCTTCTAAAATTACATCTTTTGTTGGACTATCTTCAGTTACAACTTGGCTTGTATCCTCAGCTAATACTTTTTCGTCCAGGTGTACATCTGCCATATTAAAGGTTATGTCATATTGAGTTTGTATTGCCTCTATAACTCTTTTTAGTTTTATTGCTGGTTTAAGTTGTTTACGCAAGTCTGTAAATGTTACATTGTCTAATCTGTCTGTAGATGAGGTATTATAAGTATAATATGTGTTTAATGAAATTAAAGGTACTACTACGTTTCTATTTGATAAGTTTGTAGCTGCTGTGCCTGTCGATTGTAAGCCTGTTTTAAAGGCATCTAAGAAATCATTGTTGTCATATTGTATATCGTATGTAGATAAGCCATTTAAACCGCTTAAATCTTCATCTCCAAATATATCTTTTAGGTTATTAGGCTCACCAAAGAATACTACTTTGTAAGTGTGTGGTTTATTGTCTTTTAACGAAACGCCTGTTAGTCTAAGTTTACCTGTTTTAAATGGTACAAAGTTTATCTCAATTCTTGCATCTACTTTAAACCTAGCATCAAAGCCACCTTGAATATGAAAGTTGTAATAATGTTTAAATAACTTATTATTAGTTTGAGATGCTGGTAAGTTAAACTGTTGTGAGAAAGGAGTAAACAGCTTACTAATGTCAGATACATTCTGTATAGAATCAGTTATACTTATTGATTCATCATTAAATAAATCTACCCTTGTGTCTGATATAAATAGTTGTACCTCACGCTTCATTATACTATATTATTAATAACATCGTTTGCATCTTCTACTTCTAAAGTGTATTGTGTTAGTTTGTCGTTTACAGACGTCTTTTTAGTAAGTGATGAGGTAACTACATTTACAGGATGCCATTTTAAACTTATACTATCAGTGTGAGTAAAGGTGTTTATATATATCCAAACATACTCACTTAACATAATATCTTGTATTACCTCGTTGTAAGCCTCTACTAAATAGTTTGTGTTTAAGGTAAATCGTTTCTTACCTGTTTTGTTAAAGGTTTGCATTTGATGGTCTTGTAACCCATAACTAGAAGAAGATTGTACAAATATATTACGTTTGAATTGTTCTGATTTAGTATTTACACTTTCTACATTCTTTAAAAAGAAATAATGGTCTTGTGGCATACCATTCTTATTTATAAACCTCATCTGTATTGGTGTGTACTTAGCACTACATACTCTTTCTACTGAATAAGTAATTGTTGAGGCAGATACAGAACTTGCTGAGGTGCTTACTGCGTATCTTGTTGCTGTACCACTAGCCATAGCATATACAAAACTTGCTGTATTATCTGGTAGGTATATTTTGTTAGTACCACCTGTATTTGTTAGAGCTGCGTCATCAGGGTCAATGTCAGAATTTGCACTATCCCAGAACATAGAGTAACCATAGAATCCTGTATGATTTACAGTTGTTTGTATTGTGCCTGTACCTCCACCATCTACTGCTGTAAATGTTGTTATTACATAAGCGATAGATACTGTATCAAATGATGAACCATCTGAGCCTCCATAGTTAGCCGTAAAGTAATCTCTAGCTAAAGATGATATTTCAAATACTGTTCTATTACTTGTTGCGTTTTTAAGTATCGTATATCGTAAAGCTCCGTCTATAGTCAAAGCCATTTGTGCTGACAAGTGTGAGCCTGTAGTAATTGTAACAAAGTAAGGACTTCTTAATAATATATTTGCCATAACTAATTCTTATTCATATTTTGAGGAAAAAACATTTTATCTTGCTCTATATCAAAAATAAAAGCATCTCTTACTTCATTTGGTAATAACTTGAACGCTTTTTGAAAAGGTTTTGTAAAAAACATACTTGGCTTTATCCCTTTTTCATATATTGATTTAGCAATTAAGTATTGTAAACTTTTTCTGCTTACAAATCTTCCTTTATCGTCTCTTGTACCCTTTAAACCTTTTCTTACAACCCATTGATTAAATGCTGATGCGGGTGGCATTTTATTTTTATAACTATAAGGTGTATTGTATTTTTTCTTTACACCACTTACCCCTAAATCTTGAAACTTACCATAATCTACCATATTAAAAAACAAGGCAATACTTTCTTTATTAGTTTTTATATTATAGTCAATACTGTCATATAGTTTTTTAGATACATTCTTATTTGACTTAGTAAGATTAGTTCTAGAATGTTTAACAACATACTTAGCAAACTTTTCTAATTCTTTTCTTGTTTCTTTTAACTGCATACGTTTATATCATTTGCTATTAATACATCAAAGGTACAAGCTACTCCTGCTAACCTATTCTCAAACCTTTCATAAAAGAATTCACAAGAAGCATCACCAGATAATTGATATTTGTCTTGGTATAGTGTACCCTTGCTTAACAATCCTACTAACTTATTTGCTACAGCTAATTGTGTGTTTAATATATCTTGTTCGTTATTGTTTCCTACAAAATGGTCTGTTGTTTCGTCTTTAGATACATCGACTATATCCATACACATTACAGTAATGTTAAAGCTAAGAGCTGCCTCTTGTATTGCAACACTATTAACAATTATATGAGCTAGAGGGAAGATTGTTTGTTTAGCTAAGTCTATATCAAATATATCTCCTGTTGTTACAGTATTGACATTCTCGTCTAATAAGAGCTTTGTCTTTAGTGTTTGTGTGATTTGATAATAGCCTCTTACTCCTTGATTGCTCATTTTCTAAATTTGCTTTTTATTTGTTTTGATTCTAGTTCTGCTTTTTCTTTCATAAAACTTAATGCATATAAACATTCGTGTAAACTTAATTCAGTGATATTTTTAAATTTTCTAATATCCCCTTGAGAGAGTCCGAAAACTGACTGATACCATCCCCACTTACTGTTGAATTGAGATACTGCACCAAGTTCTCCTCCTCCTGTGTTTCCAAAGAGTTCAGCATAACTGTCGACAATTCCATCCCTAAATGATAAAAAAAAAGTATAGAACTAAATACAGCATCCATTGGCATATCAACCATTTGGTTAAACTTGTCAGCTGTGTATTTCTCTACTAGATATTTATCTTTATATTTTTGTGTTATTGGTCTGTATAATACTGCCATAGCTTTATGCATATTTTCAAAGTCTCCTATAAAGGTATCTAAGTCTATATACTCTCCAAATGTTATGTTTTCTAAATCAGGAATAAAACCATAAGTAATTCCATTCATCTCAAACTGTTTTACAAGCTCAGGCTTTTCGTTAAACATATCTACTAGTATCTTACATACATCGTTAATACTTTTAGCTTTCATAGACCTTACAGTTGTGTTTCTTAAACCACAAAATACTTCTATCATTTTTATAGCTAGAAAGTTCTCATCATCATTGTCATTTTGATACTTAATATACTTTTGGTATTGTGCTAATGTAATTTCGCTTAGAGTGTCTGGTATATACATTTCTACTTTCATATTTATATAACGTAGAAATAAAAAGTTTTAGAGCATAAAAAAACCCCTACTTTCGTAGAGGTCTTTGTGTTGTGTTTTGTTTTATTTTAATTTACTTTTAAATGGATAATCGTAATTATCTAAACTATAAGTGTAAGTCTTATCTTGTACTAATTTCTCATAGCATAAATCTAATACTTCATTTCTTTCTTCCTTTATAGCTTTTTTAGTTTCTTCTAATCTAGCTCTAGTTTCTTTCTCACCATAGAAAGACCAAACTTGATTTGAGATTTGATTTCCAGTATATCTTCTAACATCACCAGAATAAACTCTTGCGATTAAAAAGTTTGCAACTGCTTGCTCTTCTCTAGCCTTCTTAAGTCTATCCATCTTTTCAGATATGACATCCTGTCTTTTAGAAGCTACATAATTCATAAAGTTAGTATCTTCAATTAATCTCATAACATTTAACATTAACTTATCATCAGCAGCTACATAAATGTAAAGAGCTTTACTTCTTAGTTTGTAAAGAGACTTCTTTTCTTTAGCTGATAAACTTCTAAGTGTTAAGTTATCATTTAAACCATTAGCTAAAATCACTCTATCTAGTAATCTTATTTGTGCTTCTGTTAAATTTTGCTTTACTGTTTTCATTTCGTTTTAGTTTTTAGGTTTATAATTGTTTGAACATTATGTTCGTTTCTAAAGCATCTAATAATGAAATTAAAATACTTCTTTCTCTTTTCGCTTGACTAATATCTCTTTTTGAAATATACATTGGAGAATTTTTGTCAGTGAAATTTGCATCAGTTATTTGGAACATACTATCCACATAGTCTATACCCTCTTTTATAATTGAGATTTGTTGTTCATAACTCATATTACTTTTACTAACAACTATCTGTCCGTTGTCCTCTACGTAAGTTGGAATATTGTTAATTCTAATCCAGCTTGTTTTAATTACAGTTGTGTTTTCATTTCTGTAAACTCTTTTTGAAAATCCGCTCATTTTGTTTTGTTTTTATTGTTATTAATACTGTAAATATACAACGCTTATTTGGATTATTAACTATTGTTAGGAACTTATTTTTAATTATTTTTATCCAACAGAGAAGAATAGTTAAAACTTTAACATTTCTTTAACATAATTTTAACACTTATTGTATGGCGTAAGTACCTCTATTTGGGTTTTTTAGTTGCATCATTAATGCGTATCGAGCTGCATCAATACAATCTGGGTGTACACCTGTAGGTTTTTGTAGATTGTTACCCTCTTTGTCTTTATCCCAAACATAGCCTTGTAGTTCTCTTATTAAGTTCTTAGACTTAGATGTTACATAGATTTCGTTTTGGTTGATTAGGTTAATACCATAGATTATTGAATCTCTACCTTTTGTAACAGGAAATACTTTGTGTCCGTAGTTCCTCAGCTCCTGGATTGATTTAGGCTCTGCACTATCTGCGTATATTTGTTCTCGTATCTCGTTCTGTTTGATAAAATAGCTGAGGTCTCTATTTAACATTCCTTTACGATATAATACCTCATCAAAGATGTAAGCATCATTCCATTTATATAGTCTTATAATAGTTGAGGGGTCTACTGAATACCCAAAGTCTAAACCACTACAAAGTAGTCTAGCTTCACTTGGAATATTATCAATAGGTTTCCAATCAGAAATACATACACCTTCTAAGCTACCGATTTGACCAAGTCCGTACACTTTCCACCAATTAGCCCAATAGGTTGAGGTCTTGGCTTTCTCTCTTGCTTTCTCTATTTCTTTAACTATAGATTCAGGTAAGCTGTCATTGTCTTTATATGTTAAGGTTATAAAGTTCGCATCTTGCTGTCCTATTAATTCTTTGTCTACCCAGAATAAATTAGCAGGGTTATAGTCTAACCATATTTTACCAGATGTTCTTACTGCTAATTGTTGGTAGGAATCAAAGCTAACATTGTTACACTCGTTTATAAATAAGTCTGTTCTTCTAGCTCCTCTTAGTTTGTCTGGTTGGTCTGTACTAAAGAACTCTATATAGCTACCATTACTGAATTCGTATTTTAAGGTACTCTTATTGAACTTTCTATCATCATACCTATTAAGACCCTTAAGTATATTGAGAAAGTCCTTTAAAGCGCCTCTACGTAAGTGTGGTATTGATTCAGCTACTATGCTAATTTCTTTTCCTTTGTTTCGGATTGCATAGTCTATAAGGATTGCTATGATTGCTATGGTCTTACCTGCTGATGAGCCTCCTCTAATAATACGAACTCTTTTATTAAGTTCTCTTAGTCTTTGTAGTGCTGAGGTTTTGGTTAGTTGCATTAATCAATAAATAAAGGTACATCTTCGTTTATGTGTATGTCCTTTGTTTCTTTTGGTTTACCTGCTACATAATTGTAGTATAGTTGTACATATTTAAAGTCTCCTTTCTCTAAACCTTTTTTAAGAGCTTCAAATGCTAAAGGCTCAAGTGGTGTAAGTTTCTCTATTAGTTTTACTTCTTCTGTCTTAGGTTTTCTACCTGCACCCTCTCTCTTGCCACCATTAAGTTTACGTTTATCCATAATTGAAAAAGATTGATTAATCAATTATATAACGTAATAATTTAAAATTTTAGATACCACAATATCCACTATCACAATCATTAAAGTCATCTTCAAATAATGGTAATTGGTTAAAACTATTTTTTATTTGTTCGTATGTTACTCCATTTTTGAATGTTCTTACATTATACCCTGTATCTTTTTCTTGTTCTATAAACCAATCAAATTTGTTTGGGTGTTTATCACTCATTAGTTTTAATAGTGCAGGATTTCTATGAAAACAACCAATACAATTATTCATATATGCAAATCTAACAGGCTTATCTTTCCAATAGCTTTCTATATCATCTTTCCATATTTGATTTTTAATTAATGGAAATTCAGGTTTTTGCCATTCTATATCAGCCCATTTGTTTTGAGTTTTTCTTTTACCTACTATTGCTTTGAAAGTAGATAAACCATTTTCATTTAATTTAGATAGCATTGTTTTAGCTCTCTTTTGTTCGTTTACTCTATATCCTATTCTTGTAGCTATTGGTTTGCCTATTTCTTTTTGCCACCATTCAAATATTGGTTTTAATTTCATTTCAGTTGTACAAAATCTTTGTGTAACATTTGGTAAATATGTTTTGCCATTTCTATTTATAACTTCATCAAAAGTCTTACCTGTAACCCAAGTTATCTTTCTACCTATGTATTGTTCTAAATCTAACATAGTATAGATTATCATATCATCTTCTAAAGTTCCTATAAACTCTGTTCCTAATTTGTCTGATACTTCTTGTCGTATTTTAGAATCAGGAAACATACAGTTTTTATCATCAGTTCTGACTAATGAAAATACATCATAGTCAGCAGGGTAGTGTGCAGCTATGTATGCTGAGGTTTTGCCACCACTAATCGAGTTTACTGT